AACGGTAAAGGTCTGCCACTTGCCATCATTCCTCCGGAATACATCGTAGAAGTACCCGGAGCTGCCACCCGGGCTGCTCATCAGCAGAGTCCGCGTCGGCTGGCACCGCTCCATCGACTGGAAAATCCCGTCCGGCACCGCCTTCGCCTCGTCCACAATGTACATCAAGTCATTGCTCGGACCCTGCACATGCCAGCCCTCCGCCTTCTCCGGGTTGCTGGCTGAGAATCCAATACACCGGCTGATCAGCTCCTGGCCATCCACTTTCTTCGGGTACACATACCGGATCTCGCCATCCTTGATCGAGAATCCATTCTCCTCGCCTCCCAACCCATTGATCATCTTCCTCAGATGAGGCCACAACGCGTCGGCCACCTGTCGGTACACACCAGCGGTACACACCACCAAGCTCCCCGGCCAGCGGAGCATGTGCCAGACCACCGCGCTCGCCGCCACCATGCTCGTCTTGCCAGAGCCGTTCGCAGCCTTCAGAGCCACCTTCGAGTGCTTCTCGTTCAACGCCCCCAACACCGCCTCCTGCCACGCGTAGGTTTCACGTAGGCCAAGCATCATCTTGGGGAAGTTCTTTAGCTGCTGAGCCTCCTCCAAGAGCTTGCGCTGCTTCCACGCAGGGATGTGAGAACCCATTCCGAGTGAAGGGGATTTCTTGCGCTTAATTTGCTTGACGGGCATAAAATTTGGTGTGGGACGGGGAGGGGGTATATAGGTAACACCCACCCCCCTCTTGGGGGTCCTGGTACCACGTGGTCCTATGCATTGAACTGCAATCCATTGGTTCCTGATCCATTGGACTCGGATGCATAGAAGTCCTACTTTCCCCCTCCGAAGGCACCGAGTAGGGCTCCGCTGACACTAAGCTCTTTCCCTCCTTTGCCAGTGTGCTCGAGTTGAGCCCTGGCAACGTATCCACGGGTTCTTTCTAGCAACCATGCGGAACCTTGCCATCCTGGACCGCAGGATCGCACGACGGAAGTGAGATCATACTCGCCCCTGGTTTTCGCAGCATCGATCTCCTCCTTGCGTTCCGGATATCGCAGCAAGTACTTGGCGAAGGTCTTGTCGGTCATTCCTGCAAGGTGACACAAGCGATCGAAAGGGATCCCGAGTGAAGCGCCGTCGAGGACCCGGTTCCAATTGGAAGGAGCAACATCCTTTGGTGGAGGACCTTTTTTTAGTGGCTTCCGGACAGAAGGAATTGGTGCTTCTTTCCTTTCCACCCTTTCCACCACAACTACTTCCTTTTCCTTTCCCTTTGCCATATCGGCGCATTCTCCCCCTATTCTCCCCCTTGCAACCCTTTTGTTGCTGGGAGTTGACAAGATGCGTCTTGTTTGGTTTACTTCCCCCCGTGAACCGATAGTCGGTTCTTTCCTACACCATGAAACCACGCACGAAACGCATCCTCGCGGCCCTCTTATGGCTCGCGATCATCACTTTAATTGTCCTCAACGGACTTTGGGAGCAATCCCTCTGGATCGGGGGTGCAAATTGATTCTCTACCGTTGCAACGGCTTCCGCTCGGTTCGCGCCGAAAATATCGCCGCCGCCGCCGGGGTTTTCGCGAAACGTGCCGCCCGGCGGGCATTCGGTCGACGGGGTATCGTCCGAACCATGGTTGAGGATTCCTACACCCGGAACCTCTCGATTGTGGAGTTCGCCGCTTTCATCGGATATCCGACGGGTCCCAATGAAACGACAGGCCACAACATCCGGTTCACGGTAATCCATGGGGGTGCCCAATGAACGGATTCATTCTCCATGAAGATCGCGACCGAGTCATCATCGCGACCGGATTTAAATCCCCTTCCGACAACCGGAAGACGGGCGATATGATTCAAATCTGGATCCTAGTGAAATCCGTTTCCCCCACCGAAGCGATACGCACGGGCCTTGATCGCTTAATCTGCGGCAATTGCATGCATCGGGGTCATGAGGTTGACGGTCGCTTTGGAGTGGAAAGGACATGCTACGTCAACGTAGGCCAAGCCCCCCAAGGGATTTGGAAAGCATGGAAAGCCGGAAACTACCCTTTGCTGCGCAGCCTCGAGTGTTTCGCAGGCCGGAAAGTCCGCTTCGGAGCCTACGGGGACCCCACGCATCTCCCCCTTAGCCTTGCCCTCGCGATCGCGGGCGCTTCGTCGGGCTGGACAGGCTACACGCACCAATGGCGCAAGCCCTCTTTGCAAGGGTGGAAAACCCTCCTAATGGCCTCCGTCGATACCGCCGCCGAGCTCGTGATCGCCCGTTCCATGGGCTGGAGCACCTTTCGCGTGACCCCCGACCTCGATCACCATTCGATCGAGACGCTATGCGCTAGCGACCGAGTCGGCACTCCCTGCGCCGATTGCCTAGCCTGCGCCGGTTCCCGTTCGGGTGTCCGTTCAATCCATATCCCCGTCCATGGGACCGGAAAGCGGCACTTCGTGGACATGCCTGCTTTGATCGCTTGAATTCCCCGGTGAGCCCATGCGAAAGCGTGGGTTCCACGGGCAATTGATGCCCTTCAAACTATGCAATCCATTCAAACCAAATACCTACCCGCAACAACCCATCGAGGGTCCCGAATCAAAGCAATCTGCGAAAGGGGAACCCTGACTTTGCCCTATCGTTACGACATGGACGGGTACGACTGCCATCGAGAAGCGGCCCGCCAGTTGTTCGACAAGTTGTTTTCCAAAGACTTCGGCGGGCCGGTTGTTTTCGCGACCGGTTGTCTCCCTGATGGAACCTATGCTCACGTCATTATCTGAACCTATGAAATCCGCCTTAGATCTCATTCAACGGGACGCATTCAAGTCCGCTGTGGGTCGCGCCATGTTCTGTGGTCACCCCGACTGCGGTGTGATCTTGGATTACCGCCGTGCCGTGGAGCTTTCCGCCTGCAAGGGTTCCCATTACGTATCGGTGAAGGTGTTCTGCGCCGACTGCGCCGATAAATACCGCCCGATAATTGAGAGCAAACTCGGTCCCCTTGGATTGCGCCTTGAAGTAGTGGACGGAAGGGAGTTCCGGTGACCGACCTATTCCGAGCTCTTGGCTATCTTCTCCTTGGCGCTTTGTTCGTTGGCTTGATGGTTCTCAGTGCCCTTGCAGGCAACGGCTGACGAGTAGGCCAAACTCCCCCCCCTCATCCCCTAGGTTCCCCCTAGGGGCTTTTTGTTGCCCGGATCCGGCGTCCACTCGGTTCCCTTCCTTCCTTCCTTCCTTCCTTGCCAGTCAACCTCTCCACCAGGTTGCCCATTACCCTTGCACTCCAATGCATAATTCCCCAATGCATTGCTTCCCGATGCATTGTTCCCCTACCCATAGGACATGGCATGTCCCACCCCTCCGTTTATGATCCGCGCCCACAACTTATGCACCGGCCCATACGCCATACAGAATTCGGAATTCGGAATCTTGAAATCCGGAACCCGCGGAGCCCCGGTGCATGGAGCGGCATCCCGCGAGCATGGAGCGGTAGAAGTGATTTATTCCATCTCCCACACTTTCCCGCTTGACGCCTGAGCATGGAGCGGTAGGGTGTGTCCCGACATGAAACTCAACGAGATCAAAGAGGCGGTGCTGGCCGGCAAGGTGGTGCATTGGAAGAATGGTGCGTATCGGGTGATCCATTCCCCGCGCACCAATTCTTTCCTGATCGAGTGCGTCCTGAACGGGGACTGCATCGGTCTGACGTGGACCAATGGAGTGACCATGAACGGGGAGGAGAAGGACTTCTTCGTGGCCGAGGGGGTGGCTCTGTGAAGCCGCGGATCCTTGTGGCCTGCGAGTACAGTGGTCGGGTTCGCGACGAGTTCGCTGCTCGTGGCTGGGATGCGTGGTCCTGCGACCTCCTTGAGCCCAGCGATACAGTAGGCCAACACTACCGTGGTGATGTGCGTGATCTCCTGACCCAGCAGTGGGACATGATGATCGCGTTCCCGCCCTGTACCTACCTGTGCAGCAGCGGTATGCACTGGACGACCCGCGGTCTCCGAGACCCCAAGCTGACCGAGGAGGCGCTTGCATTTGTCCATCTGTTACTAAATAGCGGGATCCCCCGTATAGCGATAGAGAACCCAGTGGGCGCTATCAACACACGTATATGCAAACCATCCCAGATTATACAGCCATGGCAGTTTGGTGATGACGCGAGCAAGCGCACTTGTCTATGGCTCAAGAATCTTCCACCGCTGGTTCCCACCGACATCCTGCCGCTACCGCCATCCGGTAGGTGGGCCAATCAGACCCCCAGCGGCCAGAACAAGCTCGGTCCCAGTCCGACCCGCTGGAAGGAGCGATCCAAGACCTATCCCGGCATCGCCCGCGCCATGGCCGAGCAATGGGGTTCCGCGCCCCACACACCATCCAACCCCTCCGACGCCTCCTAGACCCCTTTCCGCTCCAGCGCTGGGCATCCACATCCATCCATCGGACCAAGCATTCCGGTCCCAGCGTCCGGATACCCCTACCTCCCATCCTCCGGATCCCCGGATCCCTGGATCCCTGCTTCCAAGTTTCGCAATCCGGAATCAGGGGTTCTCAAAAATGGCCGCCGAGCGCGGGGCGTCTTGAAACGCCCCCGCAGCGTCTCGGCGATGCTATTTTTGACTCCCTTTTAAGGGAGTAGTAAGACTCCCTTTTAGGGGAGATAGCGGGGGGGGCGGATAAGGTTCTGGTGCCACGATTAGGGTTTATTTCTGCTTCCTTGACATGCGTCCTGGTGGAAGCTACGTTGGTTCCACCATGAGTTATCTAGAGAATGGTTCCACCCTCCGCGCCATGTTCCGCCTGATGCCGCCCATGCGGCACGACATCGACCCGAGCCGATCCGAGGTTCTGGCCTACATAATGGACAACCTCCGATGCGATCTCGGGAAGGCGATCCGCTCGTTCAATTCGATGCGGAACATAAAGAGCGGTGTATTGATATATGATCGTATCCATCGCCAGTGGCGTGGTTGTGATTGGGTTCCTGCCGAGGAGGTTGATAAGGTATCAATGCTATTGGCAATGATCACTGAGATGAAGCGTGATATATCCTCGCTGAGGTCTGAGGACCGCAAGCTGAGGCATATGATCAGTACGATGCGCCGGCGGAAGGGTTCGAGGGATGTGGCCGACGATGAGCCCGAGGCCGATGAGCCCCAACAGCAACAAGCCGCTCCCGAGAAGGAAGCGGCCCCTGAGATGTCGGATGCGGAATGGCGGGCTTCTATGCTCGCGGCCCTCGACGATGATAAGAAGCCTTCTTCGGTGGCTGCGGCTCCTTCAGTTGCGCCCCGGTCATCACCATGGGATTCCACTGCTCCCACAGAATATCCTTGGGAGAATGCTGAAGATGTAGTGAGTTAGCATCCAGCCTTGATCCGCGCTTGCAGAAGGCCAGTTGGAACCGCCGGGGCTTCGACTGGCCTACTTCTACCAAGACCGCGATCTCCCGCGCCCAGTTGGCGAGTTCGCTGGATCCGAACCCGGAGTGGGCGAGTTCCATGGTGGTCATGGGTTCGCCGTCCTTCCGCTGGGCTTTGCTGATGTGGTGCATCCAGATCCAAGCGACCTTGGTCTGGTGGAGGATGGGCTGGAGTTTGTTCCTCAAGAACACGCTGACCTCGCCCTGGTCGCTGAGATCTCCACCGAAGTAGGAGAAGAGCGGGTCACCGATGATGACATCGAGCTTTGAGCGGGTGATGAATCTCTTCGCGTAGGCCAGGAATGCGTCACCGGTGCGGACGGCCTCGGTGCGGAAGTGCAGGTTCTCTTGGAGGATGCGGATGTCGGGCGTGTGCATGTTCAGCCCCTTGATGACGCCCTTGAATGCTTCGGCGAGGTCGCCCTTGTCGTTCTCGGCTTGGACGATACCGATGCGGAGTGGTCGTACAGGTGCAACACCGAAGAAGTCCCTGCCCATGGCCCACTGGATGACGATCTGCATCATCAGGGATGACTTCCCGATGCCGGTGCCACCGGAGATGATCATGGAGGAGCCGCGTGTGAGCCACCGTTTGCCGATGAGGTTATCCGGATCCTTGTCCGGGTCGAAGTTGATGAGGTCTTTGACCGTGACGACGGTGGCCTTGTCATCATCGGTCTCCCGATCGGTGAGCCAATCTTCCCATGATCGAGCGCCGAGGTTGATGTCCAACAGCTTCTGCTTCTCTTCGCCCCGCCAGGAGCCGGGGAGCCGGGAGAAGCGCGATGGGTTCTTGTTCTTGGGATCGACATCGGGGATTGCCGAGTAGATGAGGTCCCTGCGGGCGTCCCATTCCTTGCGGTTGGGGGCATCGACACGGACCCATGCATGGATGGACTTGCCACCGGAATCGATGAGGACGCTGATGGGGAGGCCCGAGGAGCGGAGGAGCTGTTCCTGCTCGGCCTTGGGTTTGGAATCGAACTCCACCAGGACATGGCGGTAGGCGCTGACATCGTTGTCGGAGCCGCTGTAGAGGTTGGGCTTGAACGGGTTGATGCGTACGAAGACGCCATCGGTTCGGTCGCTGCGGAACAGGATGGACTCTGGATCATCGAAGCGAGCGATCCAGTCCTCGAGGGGAAGGAAGGAGCCGGCACTGATTGGCCTACCATCCTCGACCTGCTCGCAGATGCAGACCACCTCGGTGGCCGCGAAGGCGGATGTGAGGAACCGCTTGAACTCCGATGCGTCGTGCGAGGCCGGTATGGGGGCTGCGGGCGGGTTTGATGGCGCGGACGGCTCCACGGACCCCTCTGGCACCCGCGGAGGCTCCACAGGCTTTGGCCTACTGAACCGCACCCGTGTCAGGTCCAATGGCTCAGCGGGGCTGCTTGCCGAGGAATTGGCGAGGTGCCCGCGGGGCTTGGAGTGGGACTTCTCATTGGCCTGTCGGATCTTGTGGAGGAGTTCGCGGTCCTGCCAAGGTGGCTGGCATGAGCGGTTCCAATCGGACAGGAGTGTGAATGCGTCTGTGTCTGATAGGCCGAAGCCGTGGACGAGGCCAACGGCGGCGGTGTAGGTTTGTGAGTGCCCTCCGGATCCGGAGATGGCTGGCGGTACCTTGGCGAGCCAAAGCGCCGCTCGTTCGAGGAGCGTTGTCATGTCGTTGATTTGTTGCTGGACTACGGACTGGTATCGAACGCGGACGAATCGTCTTGTTCGAGTGGGGGACTATCCTTGGTGATCCATGTGTGGTAGGCTCGAGTCTTCTTTGGGTAGGAGATCCACCCTTTCTTGATGCCGTATTCGATGAGGCGAGGGGCGTCCTCGATGAGCTTTCGGTTGATGTCGCTCATGGTGGTGCGTTCCTCTGCGGTCAATGGGGCTGGCTTCTTGTTGGTTTCAAGGCGGCATTCGTACCATGGCTGCTCGTGTCTTGGGGTCTTCATGTGGGGAGGATGCGAGCCAGGATACAATTGCAGTAGGTACCCTTGGTTTTGGAGTTACATCGAGGGTGATGCACAGGATTGGAGATGACGTGTGCAGTGAGGTCGCTCGTGAGCTTGACCATGTCAGTGAGACGACTTGCTGCTTCGAGGCAGAGGGCTTGCGCGACTCCATCTGGTGATTCGATTTGGGAGCTGACGATCTTGAGTGCCGTTACGATGTCGTGTGTTGAGGACTGGTTCATGTTATTTCTGTTTGTGGATTATGATGCCGTTGCCCTTGGCGTCGGTGAGTTCGACTGATCGGACGTCTTCGAGGCGGGCCAAGGTCTTGATCATCTCGATGGGATCATGGGCTTGAGCGACGCAGGTGAGATGGATGTCTCCGTCGCCGTGGATCACTTTGAGGTCTTGCTTGGTACGATCCCTTGTAATGCGGATGGTCCGCCCCTCCGAGAGGCGGACCACCTTGATTGATTCAACGAGTGGGTATTGGTGACGGTTGCTCATGTTTGAAGGCCGCAGTGAGGACACTTCTTGCCGCTGAATGATTCAAGCGGTTTGACTTCGAGCCATTGGCAGAGGTCGGTGTAGGACTTGCGACCGAAGTTGTCCCACTTGAAAGGGGCGATCTCCCTAGATAGAACCGCGTTGCGAGCGGCCTCCTTGGATTTCAATTCGAGGAAGTCCATCAGCTTAGCGTTACGAACGCTGAGTCCATAGGTCCACTTGGCCCGCTCGATATCGCGCTGCTGACCGGCTTTGATGATCTGATAGACCCGCTGCTTGGACATCTTGAAGTGTTCACCGATGAGACGATAGGTAAGCCCTTCTGATCGCAGCTTGTTAACTTGATCGATTGAATCGCTGAGTTTCATGTATATTCGCTTCTTGTCCTTCTTCTTCTTACTAACTGCCACTACCTCAAAGGTGTTTGTATTGCTCGGTACCTCTTCTGTGCTTTGTGGCACTGGACACACAGGCCGTGCTTGATTATGCATCCGCATCCCAAGCAATCGGCCAATTCGTGACATAACTGTTTCCATCGTTGTAGTTCCTCTATTGTTGTTTGTTGTTTTTGCTGTTCTTGATGTTCCATACACATGACAGTGAGATGTTGTACTTTTTGGACAACTCTGGGTAAGTGCGTGACTTGTCCTCTTTCAGGATGGCATCCCGGATCTCGGTTGGAACAGCCGGCCACCGCCGGTTGATCCGAGGGTTCGGATCCTTGAACGGAGTGACGTGGCCCACCATGCGAGACATGGACTCCTTGGTCAACCCCAATTGTTGAAGTATCGTCATTTTCCACTTCTATTCGCAGGTGTAGATTTTGTCGGTGGTTCGCAGGCCGGTGGGCCATTGAGGTTCGGTGAATGACTTCTCGATGAAGATGACCTTGTCGGTGGGTTGGATGGTGAGTCGTTCGCCATCGGTTCGGATGAACATGAATTCCTTGGCTTGGTTGGGTTGTCGGCTCCAGCTATCTCCGATGGGAGCGGCGGTGAAGAGGTAGTCGCCGGTGATGATTTGATCGGCGCATTTGACCTGGCATTCGAGTCCTCGGAGGAAGGTGTACTCGATGGTGGTAAAGTCGGTGCCGTAGCAGTCCCATCGCTGGGCTTGCTGAGGTGTCCAGAGAAGCTCTGGATCGCAGCTGAATGTTATGGCGTGCGGCGGAACCGCCCGGTAAACCGCTCCGCATTCGAGCATGATGGTGCAGCCCCACATCCGACCTGGGATGGATACTAGGCCGAACCAGACGCAGGGGATGAATGCTGCCCCGGATAATCCGAGGAAGGATGATTCGACGAAGCAGTACTGATGGTGAGGCAATTGGCCTGCTTGTGAGTAGATCATGGGTAGTCTGGTAGGGCTTTCTTGAGTTCGATCAGGGTGCAGTTGTCGCCGTCGGACAGGTGTCGATTGGCTTCAAGTGTGGATCGGATGGCTGTCTCCAGCCGCTTGATCCGTTCCTTGGCCTCCTCCAGTTCTTTCCAAGTCTTCACTCCGTCAATGGTTCTCATTTCTTCGATGGTCATGGTTTCTCCGTAAGTGACTTGATGTACCTGTTCCTCTGCCGTGGTGTCAGTCCGATGATGAAATGCAGCACCTCGACCGCGTTGATTGAATGGAGCAGTTTCCAGTAAGGTCTTGCTGCATCGAGTTCCTTCGCTCGCTCAATGTCCACCACCAGCACCTCGCTGGTCATGGTGTGTCGGTAGATGAATGCGGGGTTCATCTTCCCTCCAACCATTTCTCCAAGTCGTGGAGTTCATCCACTTTGGCTTCGAGTTCTTTGATGTGGTCATTGAGACGATTGAGTTCCATCACAATGCCCCGTGGACGTATGTCGCTTAGGGACTTACCTTCTGGAGTCTTGATGCTGAATCCGTTTAGTGGAGGCATTCGTCGCAACACGATGTGGGTGTAGCGTTTCACAACTTCACCTCCTTCTCATTCCACAGCAGCAGATCGGCGCGCATGGCATCGTTCTCCTCCTCCAGCCGCTTGATGCGGTTGTTGGCTACGCTGAGTTGCCTTCCCAGCAACATTATCTCGCGAATCCTGCAAACCTCAGTTTGTCCTGATCGACTCCATTGAGGATCTGACCACTGCACATCTCTTGAGCTTTTGCACTCGTAGGTTGCAAAACCACCATCCTCCGACCTCAGCATGTTTCCCCCATGAACCATGATCGGAGACTCGCAGAACGGACATTTGGCTGGTGCGGTATTCACGGCTTGGCCTCCTTGGCTTTGCGTGCTTTCGACGCTGTGTGGATTGCGTTCCAGCAAGCGTCTTCCATCGCTCGCTCGTTGTTGTATCGGTTCCAGTATTCTCGAATGGACTCAACAGCCTCCTCCAACCGCTTGATGCGCTCTTGCAGCCGCAGGTTTGCTTCATCCAACAATTGCTGCTGCCGGATGATTGCGTTGGACGCGGTGAGTTCTCGTTCAAGCCTCCTGCACAGCATACCGAGTTCGGCCACGTTGTGAGGAGTGCTGTCTGATATTGGGGTGTCGCTCATTTCGCCTCCCCCCTCGCTTTGAGCAATGCGTCGGCTATTTCGTAAGCCATAATCGCGCTCTGGTTTATGTTGTTGTACCACCCCACTTCATTGATTGCCTTCGCCGCGAAGTAGTCGCGCAGGGTCATGCCTTCGTTGTAGTGCGTAGAGCAGTCAACTCGAGGCTCAGGTCCGCTTGTCATTGGAAACGCATACCCTCCGTTGTTAATTGGTTGGTTGATTGTTCCTCCTTTGATTGGAAAGTTTCCGATTCCCATGTCCTCGCTTCGGAAAAACACGTTTGGGTTTGGTTGGTTGCTCATTTCGTTTCCTGTCTCTTTAGATATTCTGCAATTGCTTCATCCGCAACGTACTGCAATTTGTAGCCTTTCTTAACTGCGTATTCCTTTAGCCGCTTGTGCGTGTCGTCACTAACGACAAACATCTTTGCGGTGGGCCGTTTGGGTTTGGGTTTGGGTTTGTTTGTTCTTTTTGTTCCTGTTCCAGTAGCTGACTTCATATCTTTTAAGTTTCTTCGCTGCACGATAGGTTTCACCGGCTTGGCTCCTGCTCATCTGGTACACCCCGGTACCATCGTTGATCATTCGTTTGACCTGCTCGCTCATCGACCACCTCCCTGGGCGTAGTGGAGGACCAGCAGGGCGTCACAGTTCTTAAGCGTGACATCTAGGTGCGGATACAGTTCCTGGGCCTTGGCCTTGAGCTTGCGCTTCCACTCCGCGGAGTTGGCGCAGGAGCGTTTACCACCCAGTCCAAGAGGGTCTTGCCATACCTTGGGTTCCACGCGGTGGAGGGCGTAGCCAATGGAGTAGGCCAATCCTTGGATGATGCCGTAGTTCTCATGTAGCGTGGCAACGCTTGCAGCAGGAGTCAGCTTGCTCACGAACTTGGGGACCTTCTCAATCCAGAGATGGCTATCTGCTAATTTGAATCCGATTAGTAGTTGCGCCATATCGGGCAATGATTCGGGCATTGCGAACAGGAGGATCCCGTCCTTGGTGTGGATTGCGAACCCGCCGTTCACGCCGGGGTCACAGGCTACGATTGTTTTGCTCATTGGTTTTGGTTTGCTGGGACTTGATGGTGAGAGTATGGCCAACGTAGATACCTGCGATCACGCAGAGCGGCATCAGCACGGCCATGGAGACGATGGTGAGTGCGGTGCTCATGCGAAGTGGCATCCGAGTTCCTTGTAGCACTTGATGCGTTTCTTGGCGTGGGCTTCTGCCAACGGATGGAAGGTGTCGCGGAAGTCGTGGATGATCGCGTGGTCCTTTCCTGGCGCACGGCGCAGCGCACGGCTGGCCCGCTGGATGGTCTTCTGTGCGCTTCTGCCTCCGGACACCATGATCAGGTTCTCTACGTTGGGAAGATCCAGTCCTTCGTCGGCCAGAGAGGTGGCGATCATCTTCGTAATCCTTCCAGCCTTGAAGTCATCCATGGCCTGCTTACGAAGCGACTTCTTCATCTTGGAATGAACGAGCACGGCCCCCTCTATCATGCGGGCGTACTCCTCTCCGAGCGTCACCCTGGGAACGAGCACCAGCGTGGGTCCAAGCGAGCAATTGGCGAACATGATTGCCATCGCGTTCCGAGCCATGTTCTCGCAGATGCCGATCTCGGTGATCGATTCCCAAGCGCACATGGCCCGGAGTTCGGCGTGTTTGATCCGCATGTAGCGTTTGCGATCGTTGAAGAGCATCTCGATGTGATCATCGATCTTCTGCTGGAGACCTTTGTCGCTGGCCGAGTGCATGTACACGGTTGCGTGGGCCA